CTACTACATTCTTAAGAGGGGATAATACATGGGCTGTACCGACACTGGCAGGAAATCAGGTGAATACCTTAACAGCAGGAGCTAACTTAGAAATCACTACTGGAACTGATCAAGGCGCTGGTAATTACACTGGAGATGTAACAATAGCTTACACTGGGCCAACTGGATCAATGAGTGATTTTATTGTTGCCTCTGACGGATCAGGAACATCTCAGTTTGGTATGAATGATGGGAACACTCTTAACCTTAATAACGGAGCTGGAATTGATGTTGTTTTAAGTAATGTAGCTGGAACTAAAGCAGCAACTATTACAAACACTGGCGTTACTTCCTTAACATCTGCTGGCAATGGATTGAGTTTAAGTGCAAACAATGGAGCAATCACCATAGAAAACACTGGAGTTACAAGCCTTGTTGGAGGAACAGATATAACTGTCACTCAAGATGGTACGGACGCTGGAATGTTTACAATTGATTACACAGGATCTGGGACAGGGTTGGCATCATGGAATTTAGCTGCAGATGTAAGCTCGGCAACTATAGACCCAACAAATAACGATCTTGAAATAATTGGAGGAACAGGAATAAGCACCGCTATTTCACAGGTGGGAGGGGTGTATTATCTTACTATAAACCTTAACAGCTTTCCAATATCAGGAACGCAGAATTTTATAGCTAAGTTTGATAATCCAGCAGGAACATCTGTTGGTGATAGTAGAATTGTAGATAATGGAAATCAAGGTAGATCTATAGGATTTGAAAATACAATTGACACTATTGGCTATGCAATTTCAGCAGGCGCAGGATTGAACGGATTTAAGCTTAACGCAGGGGCTGGATATACATCAACACCATCTTTTGGTGTTAACACTTTAGACAATACATTAAATCAAAATGCCTTTGGAAGATATAACATTGTAGTTACTTCAGATGGATTAAAAGATGCAGACCCAACTGGCGCTGCAGGAGATTTTGAGTCTAATACAGTTGTAGGAGCCCGAATAGGTAATACAATGATTGATGAAAGTGCTACTGTTCTTGTAGGATTTGGTGTCGGAGAAAATTCTAATAACGGATTGACGTCAGGAGATGTTATTATCGGAGCTTTAGCTGCTCAAAACTTAAACTCAGCAGGAGGAGAAGCGAGCGTTATTATAGGTTATCAAGCAGGTAAAAATTCTGGTAGTGGACAAAAAAGCGCTGCAGTTCTAATCGGCTCTCATGCAGGTTATTCAGGAGGAAATCAATCCGCTACTGTTATCGGTACTAATGCATCAAGATACAATGATGACCACTTTGGATCTGTTATTATTGGTGAGGATGCAGCTTCAGATGCTGGATACACGGCTCAAGTGCAGAGTTCTGTTCTTATAGGTTTTGATGTGCAAAATGGAACGAGCGGAAACCAACACTCAAACTCAATTGTTATAGGTGCTCATGCTTATACAAATTACGATGGATCTATAGTTATAGGTAAAGGCGCTCAGAATACCAACGGACCCAACACAATACACATTGGTTCAGCAGCCATCCCATCTGGAAATGTTGTAACATCATCAGTGTCGCAAGGGAAGTACTGGGAGGTATTTATAAATGGATTACCTGAAAGAATATTATTAGCATAACAAAATGGAAATTAAATTAACTGAAGAAGTAATTAATAAAATCAATAAACTACTACAAACACTACCCATAAGTCACTTAGACACTGTAAAGGAAATTACAGAAATTATGAATAGCTGTATAGTTGTTGATGAAAAATAAAATCAAATGGATATTAGAAAAATATCAATTGGCGCTGACTACAAAGATAGCGCTATGCACTACATAGTTGGGCAAGATGTTCTTGGTGGAAACTACAAGATACATCTTATTCAAGCAAAGGAGACATCATATAAGATTTGGATTGTAAAGGATGACGCTGTATATTTGTGGAAAGAGTTTTTGTTTACTCTTCCAATTTCAGTTGAATTTAATATTAATTTTTAATGAGGTCACCATATCAGTTTATCGTTAGACCCATGAAGGGAAAGCGATATGATAACACTAAAGACATAGGAGATGTGGAGTTTATTGTTAGTTCTTCGCAGGAAGACCACACTGTATCTAATAGATTTGCAGAGGTTGTTTCTACTCCATTAGCTTATAATGGTCCTATTAAAAAAGGGGACACTCTACTTGTTCACCACAATGTGTTCAAGTTTTTTTACAATATGTATGGAATACAAAAGAGCGGTAAGAGTTATTTCAAAGAAGACTTATTCTTTATAGACCCTGATCAATTCTTTTTATTTAATGATGGAAAACAATGGCACGCTCACGGAAAGTATTGCTTTGTAAAACCAGTTGAAAATAAAGAAGAGTTTTTTTTATTTACAGGAGTTAAGGAAGAGCCTTTGGTTGGAACGATAAAGTATATAAACCAAGAGCTTATAGATAAAGGTTTAAAGGTTGGAGATCAAATAGGATTTCAGCCAGACAGCGAGTATGAGTTTACGGTTGAGGATGAAAAGCTTTATAGAATGTTTACTAATAATATTACCATGCTATTATGATATATATTGTAGATGATTTTGTTCCTAAAGGATTGTTTAATATTCTGCAAGAATACTTAAATAGTGGAGAGTTTAATGAAGTTATTTCTGGAGGAAAAGACTTTCATATAAAAGAATCTTTGCCTGACTTTAATGAATATGTATTGCATGCACTGTCTAAGATTGAAGGAAAAAAGTTATACAATATATTAAGTTTCTTCAGGACATCTAATGATGACTTAGATACAACATGGAGAATACACTCTGATTTAAACATAAATGGAGAGAAGCCTGATAGAGCTTTAGTTCTTTATATGTCACCCAGAGAGAAAGAAGATTTACACGGAACAGCTTTATGGGAGCATGATATTTACGGAAGAGAAATCCCTAAAGATATAACAGATGAGGATTATGACCGTATGATAGATGTAGATGCTGAGGATACAGATAGATGGAGATTGAGCACTGTTGTTGGGTACGAAGAGAATAGATTAGTTTCTTATCCATCCAGTTACTTTCATAGTAAGTATCCTAATGTTTCATGGAAAGAAGGTAGAAATGTTTTTGTAATGTTTTATAAGTATGAGTAGTAAAGAATTAAAGTTAAGCATTATAGATGCTGGAGAAAAAGCTGTTAAGCAATTAGTTAAAGTGGCTAAGGAAGATATTATTAAGTTCGACAAGGATGATGAGTTAGCTGCCGACAGATTAAAGAATGCTGCAGCCACTAAGAAACTTTGTATTATGGACGCTTTTGAAATATTAAAAAGAATAGAAGAAGAGAAGGCCTTATTAGAAGGCGGAGTTGTTGAATCTAAATCAAGTAAGCCAAAGGGATTTGCAGAGTCAAGATCAAAATAAATTATACACTACGCTAAAGGGTATTGTATCTAAGTCTGTTGTAACCAACAAGAATAGAGCCAGGTCATGGAAGTATGGGTACGACCCAAAGTATGATATTGTTGTAATATCTAAGACTGGAGAGATTGGCGATATAATAGATGTTAATGGTTTAAAGATTGCTTTACCTAAACCTCCAAAGGATGTTTATAAAAGAAGCTCAACAAAGAAGGAACAATACTGGGAAGCTTCTGGCTACCCGAAAGAGCTATCTCGTATTAAGTCTATATTTCAGTGGCATGAGGTTCCTGACCAATTCAAAAGCAAATGGGTAGACTACATAGAGTCAGAGTTTGACAGGAGAGAGGAAGGTTTCTGGTTTATGAATAACGGCTCACCTACATACATTACTGGAACTCACTATATGTATTTACAATGGACTAAGATTGATGTTGGTCTTCCAGATTTTAGAGAAGCTAACAGGATATTTTATATATTCTGGGAAGCGTGCAAGGCAGACAAGAGAAGCTTTGGAATGTGCTACCTAAAGATTAGACGTTCTGGATTTTCTTTTATGAGTTCTTCAGAAGGAGTTAACGCAGCCACCATAACTAAGGATGCTCGTATAGGGATACTATCTAAGACTGGTTCGGATGCTAAGAAAATGTTTACCGACAAGGTTGTTCCTATATCTAACAACTACCCGTTTTTTTTCAAGCCCATACAAGATGGTATGGACAAGCCAAAGACAGAATTAGCATATCGTGTTCCTGCTTCTAAGATTACAAAAAAGAACATGTATGAGATAGAGGACAATGAGCTCGAAGGATTAGACACTACTATTGACTGGAAGAATACTGGGGATAATAGCTATGATGGTGAGAAACTACAATTACTTTTACACGATGAGAGTGGTAAGTGGGAGAAGCCTGATAACATTCTAAACAACTGGCGTGTAACTAAGACGTGTCTAAGATTAGGTAGTAAAGTTATAGGAAAGTGTATGATGGGTTCAACATCAAATGCATTAGACAAAGGTGGTAGTAATTTTAAAAAGCTTTATGAAGATTCTTTACCATCTAAAAGAAACTCAAACGGTCAAACTAAAAGCGGACTGTATTGTTTGTTTATTCCTATGGAGTGGAACTTCGAAGGTTATATTGATATGTATGGAATGCCAGTACTAAGAACTCCTAAAGAACCAATAATAGGTATTGATGGAGAAGATATTAGTATGGGCGCTATAGATTATTGGGAGAATGAAGTAGAGTCTTTAGCTCAAGACGCTGATGCTCTTAATGAATTTTATAGACAGTTCCCAAGAACAGAGTCCCACGCTTTTAGAGATGAAAGCAAGCAATCAATATTTAATCTAACTAAAATATACCAACAAATAGATTATAATGATTCTATTAATTTAAAGCACCAAGTAACTCAGGGTTCATTTGCTTGGAAGGATGGGATAAAAGACAGTAAGGTTATATGGCATCCTAATAAGAACGGAAGGTTTTTGGTTACATGGATACCTGAAGCTGGTATGAGGAATAGAGTAGAAGTTAGAAACGGAAAGAAGTATCCTGGCAATGAGCATCTCGGATCTTTTGGTTGTGACTCCTATGATATATCTGGTGTTGTGGTTGGTAAAGGTTCTAACGGAGCTTTACATGGAATGACTAAGTTTAATATGGATAACGCTCCAAGTAATCATTTCTTTTTAGAATATATTGCGAGACCACAAACCGCTGAGATATTCTTTGAGGAAGTTTTAATGGCTTGTGTATTTTATGGTATGCCAATACTCGCAGAGAATAACAAACCAAGATTGCTGTATCATTTTAAGAACAGGGGGTACAGAGGTTTTTCAATGAATCGTCCTGACAAAACATACAACAAGTTATCCAAGACAGAAAAAGAATTAGGAGGTATACCGAACACATCTGAAGATGTTAAGCAGTCTCACGCAGCAGCTATTGAGTCTTACATTGAGAAGCATATTGGTTTGGATTTCTCAGAAGAATATAGAGATCCAGAAGAGATGGGAGAGATGTACTTTTCTAAAACATTAGAAGATTGGGCTAAGTTTGATATTACTAACAGAACTAAGTTTGATGCCGCTATAAGCTCTGGCTTAGCTATCATGGCTAATCAGAAGCACTTATACACACCTTCTAAACAAAAATCGAAAATAAGTATTAACTTTGCAAGATACGATAATAAGTCTTCAATAAGTCAAATAATTAATAGATGAAGTCAGTAAAAATAGATATACAGGCTGCCGCATTCCCTGATCAATTTGTTTCAGATGCGGAGAAGAAGACTGAAGAGTATGGTCTTCAAATAGGTCAAGCCATACAATACGAGTGGTTTAGAAAGGATGGAGGTAATTGTAGGTTCTACAGTCAGTGGAGAGAGTTTAATAGATTAAGACTTTATGCAAGAGGAGAGCAGTCAATAGCTAAATACAAAACCGAACTTGCTATTGATGGCGATTTATCATATCTAAATTTAGATTGGACACCAGTTCCAATTATACCCAAGTTTGTAGACATCGTTGTAAACGGAATGTCTGATAGATTATTTAAGATAAATTGTTTTGCTCAAGACGCAATGTCTGCTGAGAAAAGAAATCAATTTCAAACTATGGTTGAGACTCAAATGGTTGCGAGACCAGTTCTTAGTCAGATTGAAAAAGATTTTGGAATAGAGGTGTTTCAGATAAATGAAGATCAGCTTCCAGAAAATGATGCTGAACTGGAATTGTTTATGCAGATGAATTACAAGCCTGCTATAGAGATAGCTGCTGAGGAAGCGATCAATACTATGTTTGAGGAGAATGACTATAATCACTTGAGAAAAAGATGTGACATGGACATTACTACTTTAGGGTTAGGTGTATGTAAGCATGTGTTTCAAAAAGGAGATGGTATACGAGTTGAGTATGTTGATCCAGCAAATGTGGTGTATAGCTATACAGAGGACCCTTACTTCAAGGATTGCTTTTATTGGGGAGAAGTAAAAACAGTTCCAATGACAGAGCTGTTAAAAATAAATCCAGATTTAACAAATCAAGACTTAGAGGAAATATCAAAATACAGTCAAGCTTGGTACAACTATTATAATGTAGCGTCTATATATGAGAATAGTATGTTTGCCAGAGACACTTGTACTCTTATGTATTTTAATTACAAGACAACAAATAAGTTTGTATATAAAAAGAAATCTACAGCTGATGGAAACTTTAAGGTTGTAGAGAAGGACGATCAGTTTAATCCCCCTCAAGAAATGATGGACGAAGGTGGATTTGAAAAGGTTGAAAAGACAATTGATGTTTGGTATGAGGGTGTGATGGTTATGGGAACCAACTTCTTACTTGAATGGAAGATGATGGAGAATATGGTAAGACCTAATTCGTCTAATCAGTTTGCAATGCCTAACTATGTGGCTGTAGCTCCAAGAATGTATAAAGGAGCGGTAGAGTCTTTAGTTAGAAGAATGATACCATTTGCAGATCTTATACAGATGACTCATTTAAAGATACAGCAAGTGGTTTCAAGAGTTGTTCCTGATGGTGTATTTATTGATGCTGATGGATTAAACGAGGTGGACTTAGGAACAGGAAATGCTTATGATCCTTCTGACGCTTTACGACTATACTTTCAAACTGGTAGTGTTGTAGGAAGAAGCTATACTCAGGATGGTGAGTTTAACAATGCCAGAGTTCCTATTCAGCAATTAACATCTAACAGTGGTGCTTCTAAAATGCAAATGTTAATAGGAAACTATAATCACTACTTAGATATGATTAGGTCTGTGACGGGATTAAACGAAGCTCGTGACGGATCTACTCCAGATCCTAACTCATTGGTTGGCGTTCAGAAACTTGCTGCGCTAAACTCTAATACAGCAACACGCCATATACTTCAAGGAAGTTTATATTTAACAAAAAGATTAGCGGAAGCTTTATCTATAAGAACGGCAGATGTTTTAGAGTATGCAGACTTTAAGGATGAGTTTGCTATGCAGATAGGAAAATACAATATGAAGTTGTTAGAGGAAATTAAAAACTTATACTTACATGACTTCGGCATATTCATAGAGGTTGCTCCCGATGAAGAGGAGAAGCAGCAGTTAGAGCAGAATATTCAAATGGCCTTACAGCAAGGAGGAATAGATCTCGAAGACGCTATAGATATTAGAGAGCTTAAGAACTTAAAAATGGCTAACCAACTTCTTAAGCTTAAGAGAAAGCAAAAGCAAGATGCGGCTCAAAAACAAAAAGCTACTGAGATGCAAATGCAGCAACAAAACAATATGCAGTCACAGCAAGCTGCAGCTGAAGCTGCTATGCAAAAGATGCAAGCAGAAGCTCAATCTAAGATACAGGTCAAGCAGGCTGAGATTGCTTTTGAAATTGAGAAACAAAAGAATGAAGCTATGCTAAAACAGCAGTTGATGCAGGTTGAGTTCCAAATGCAAATGTCTTTAAAAGGTGTAGAGCAGTCAGCTATAAACCAAAGAGA